GACAAACAAAACAAATGCGTCAACTTTTTTTGGTCTTGTTTTTCTTTATGGAGCTGGACTTTCAACCTATTTTGGATCTTGGGGAATTAGAGACATGGAAGCTCTTGAAAAAGCAGTTTCTGTGGGGGCGCAGCATCAAGAAATTCGCCATAGAATGAATGTTTCTGCTGAAGGGAATTGGTTCTTACTTTCAAATTTAATTGCAGTTACAGGTGCTCTTGGAATGATTGGTTCCTATAAAAAAGATGATTAATTTATTAAAAAAAATAATAATAGCGTATTTTATATTTACAGGTGCTATTTTTGGTATGACTTATATCATATCAATATTACCTTTACCAGATCCACCGACAGATGCTAGAGAATGAGGGTCATTAAGACCCTCTTTTTTTATTTCAAATTAAATGTATAATTTCCACTATAAGCATCTTTAACACTAATACTATTTCCTGTTGCAGCAGCAGGATTGTAATTAACTCCCCCAGTTGTAGTGAAATCGCCCAATGAAGTCAGATTTAAATTTGGATTAAATGCTTGAGCATTAAGTGCAGCCAATTGCTCATTGGTCAAATTGAAATTTTTTGGAGGTTGAGACTTTTGCTCATCTTCTGTGCTTCCCTGATTCAAAACATATCTAATATAAGTCATAGTTACAGTACATTTAAGTAGAGATGATGAATCATAAGAAACTGGCATTGAAGTTACAGAAGTTGGAAATGATTTTATAAATTCATACTCCAAAGTCTGTCCTTCATAATCTCTTTCAAATTTTATAACTTTTAGTCCAGATGCAACATACTCTTCCACATATCTTGCTCTATAAAAGTAATGAAAATCTTTTGATCCCGAATTTTTATCCTTCTGTATTCCTCTGCTTTCATCTACAATAAATTTAATCCAGGTTTCAAAAAATCTAATTGGCAAATAATTCTCTGCATCAACATAGAAAGTGAAATCAATTCCTTCATCATAAACTCTTCTATATGCATGTCTTTCTGTTACTCCAGTAAAATCATTATTAATTTCAAAAGTTGCTAATCTTGATCCAGGAAGAGTTGCTTCAGAGCATAATAAATTCAATTGTTCCTGCTTATAATTTACTCCATTATATTTAAGAAATTCTACAAACTTTTTATTGCTTGGTGCTGCGATTTCAACTTCAAAATGTGAAGTCAGTGCTGGTCGAAGTAGATTTGCTTTGATTTGTGCTACTGTCCTTTTAGTAGGCATTTATAAATACTTTTTGATCCGTTATATTATGTAGTAAAGATAATGGCAGAAAGTTATAAGAGCAAATATAAACCATCTTATCCAAACAAATATAAAGGCAACCCAAATAATATCATTTGTAGAAGTAGTTGGGAAAGACGTTTCTGCTCTTGGTGCGATCTCAATGAAAATATAATTGAATGGGGAAGCGAAGAGTTTTGGATTCCTTATATCTCTCCTGTTGATAATCGCGTTCATAGATACTTTCCTGATTTCATAATCAAAGTCAAAGAAAGTACAGGACAGATTAAAACATATGTGATCGAAGTAAAACCAAAAAAACAAACTCAACCACCAAAGCAAAAATCAAGAATGACAAAGGGATTTTTATACGAAGCAAAAACTTATGCAGTCAATCAGGCAAAGTGGAAGGCAGCAGATGAGTGGTGTAAAGATAGAATGTTAGAATTCAAGATTATAACCGAAGACGAATTGGGTATCAAATAATGGCAGAAGGTTTCGGTCAATATAAAGATACATCTTCAACTGCAAGAATAAAGGAACTAAAAAAAAGAATTACTGCATCAGATTCAAAAGATCCAGAAGATTTGATGCTGATTATTATTGATGTTTTCAAAGAAGAGGTATTATATCCAGAACCAGGAAAGTTTTATACATTCATCTATAACCCAAAAACTCCCAACATTGATTATGATCAACACCCTTTGATTGCTTGCACTGAACTTCAAAAATGGGGATTCAAGGCAATCAACTTTCATTGGAGGCAATCAAGGAATTATACCTGGGAAGAAGTTGCAGGGAAATTACACGTCGTTCGTCCAAATGAACTTGATGAATTACTTGCAATACCTTATGCAAAAATCCGTCTAAATAAATAAAAACCTTGTACTAATGTTTAGAAGAGCAGGAAAATATATTCTAAACATCCTCTTTAGTTGGGAGGTATTCTGATGGCATTTGTCGGACCATTAGATGCATTTAATAGCAATCCAATACAAACTAAAGTCGGAACAAGTCAAACAAATATTTTCACAGCAACATCAACCAAAGTTGTTAAGGATTCTAACGGAAAAGTAAC